AAAGTAGCCTCACGGATAATGGTTCAGGTGATTTTACGCATACTTATACAAACTCAATGGGCAACGTAAATTACTTTTCTGTTGGTCAAGGGTATTATAACACAGGGGGAAATAGCGCACTTATACAGTGGACTTTGAAAAATGCTACAGGTGGTTTAGCCTCGTATTTATTGGCTGCCTCTATTAGAGTAGACGTTGTGTATCTTGATGCAAATCAAAACAGAACAAACTATGACTACACAGGTAACTGGGGTTCGGTATTAGGAGACCTAGCATAATGGCAAGCGAACTTAGAGTAAACACCCTGAAGGATGCCAGCGGTAATAACTCTGTTGGCATGAGTACAGTTGCAAGTGGAAGTGCAAAAGTATGGGGTCTCTTCAATGGTACAGGCACAATAGCAATAAGAGATTCATTTAATGTGAGCGGGATTACAGACTTAGCGGTTGGAAAAATGACTGTATCAGAAACAAACGCTATGAGTTCTGTAAATTACACAACAGCTTTGCGTTCTGATTTAGATGATGCGGCAGGCGCTTCTCGTACTTACAATCCAGAAGTTTATGCAAGAGCTGCTGGCTCATTTAATTTTGTTACTTATTCTAACAGTGCAGAAGAAGATCACGCTTATGATGAAGTAGCAGTGCATGGAGACTTAGCATGAGTAACGCAGCAGATTTAGCAAAGTTTGCAAACGATGGTCTCAGTGGGGCTGTGTTGCAGGTGGTTCAAGGCACTACCTCAACTGCCGTTTCAAATGCTACAGGTTCTTATGTGGATACAGGTTTAACGGCTACTATAACTCCATCTTCCACATCTTCTAAAATAATGGTACTTGTTCAACAACAGGGATGTGCCGCAACTCTTATTAGCACTGGAAGTCTAAATGTAAAGTTACAAAGAAATTCTAGTGACGTTCACAATTTTGCTCTTGCTTATTTTTATGGATATGTAACCACATCTTTTCGAGCAGGCATTTCTAGTTGCTTTTTAGACAGCCCCTCAACCACTTCTGCAACAACATACAAAACTGTTTTTAAAGCAAACGATGGTGGCACATCTACGGTGCAAAACGATAGCGCAAACTCTGTTTCTACAATTACACTCATGGAGATTGCTGGATGAAACATGCGGCTATATTTTCTCTTCATTCTTCTGTTGTTACCATAAAGGGTGACATTGCTTATGATGCAAACAACAATGTAGTTAAATATGATGAAGATGCTGTTGCAGCAGAAGCAAACATGATGGCGTTGCGTCAAGAACGTACTCGTTTACTTGCTGAAACAGATTGGTGGGCTAGTTCAGACTTAACCATGACTCAAGCCCAAACAAATTATCGCCAAGCATTGCGAGATATTACAGACAATGCTACATCTCTTGATGACGTAACATGGCCCGTAAAACCATGAAGATTGTTCAGGGTGCTAACTAATGTTTGGTTCTTACGCGATAGCTGAAAACAGTATCGCTACCGAAGGCATTTTGCTGTTTGGGACTGAGACCGTTGACGCAAATTTTACGCAAACAACCGCCGCTAACGCTACCTTTTCAGGGGTGTTAGAGTTAGAAGCGTTGTTTGTAAAAATAGCTGCCGCCGCTGGAACTCTTGTAGCTGAAGTAGATTTATCAAGTAACTTTACGCAAACCACAACGCAACAACTCATAGCTGTAGGCGTTGCGGAAGTAGATGCAAACTTTACGCAGACTACCGCGCCAAACTTTACAGCTTCTGGTGTTGCAAGTGTTGACACTAATTTTACTCAAACTACCACTCAACAACTCATAGCCATAGGCACCGCAAGTGTTGATGCAAACTTTACTCAAACCACCGCTCAACAATTAATTGCGTCAGGAGTTACAGAACTAGATGCAAACTTTACTCAAACTGTGTTTGGAGGTTTATTGCTTGACGGAGCAGTGGCATTAGATTCTCAGTTTGACTTGTCTGCTTTGGGAGGGTTTTTATTAACTGGTTCACAAACAATGGACAGTCTATTTATTATAACAGCAAACGGTGATATACTTTGGGTACAGGTAGATGCAGGCGCAACAACTGAAAATTGGACACCCATAACACACACAGGCGATAGCTGGGTTCAAATTAACGCAGGCACATCGCCTGAAACATGGACAAATAAGGTGGCATAAATGGCAAGTACGTTTACAACAAACTCAGGCATTGAAAAGCCAGGTTCTGGTGAACAGGCTGGAGCTTGGGGCACAACAGTCAATACAAACTTTGACATTATTGACCGCGTGTTAAATGGCGTTGTCACGCTTAGTCTAACAGGCACAACTACAACACTAACCACCACTGATGGTGCTTTGTCAGACGGTCATTATAAAGTATTGGTGTTGTCTGGTTCACCGTCAGGCACAAATACGATTACCGTTACCCCTAACGACCAGTCAAAGTTGTATCTTGTAAACAATACTACATCACAATCAGTTGTGTTTACTCAAGGCTCTGGCGGCAACGTGACTATTCTAGCAGGAGCCTCTGCTTGGATTTATGGTGATGGTGCTGGCTCTGGCGCACAGGTTCGTGCGCTGCCTTCTGATGTTGTGGGAGACACAACTCCGCAGCTTGGAGGCGATTTAGATGTAAACGGCAATTCAATTGTGTCCGTGAGTAACGGCAACATTGCTATCACGCCAAACGGGAGCGGAAAAGTTGTGTTGGACGGCCTAAGTTATCCGACCGCCGATGGCACAAATGGTCAATACCTTCAAACAGACGGCTCTGGTAGTTTAAGTTTTTCCACAGTTCCTATTAGCGGCAGTACATTTACACTAGGTGATTGGACATTAAGTGTTGTTAGTAACGAACTGGTCTTTAGCTATACGAGCGGTGGAACAACAACCAAGGTAGCTAAAATAGGAACGAACGGCGCAATTACCTCTGCAAACGATGTATCAGCATTTGGGACTGTGTAGTTATGACTCTGCCAGCGTCAGGAACCATATCTTTAGGAGATATCGCGGGTGAATTTGGCGGTACTGCACCACACTCTGTGTCTGAATATTATAGGGGCGGATCTTTAGTAGAAAGCACTTACAAAAACATTACTTACACACAATTGTATGGATATAACGGAAGCCCAAACATAGGAACCAAATACCCAAACTCAACATCTTTTAGCTATCCTTGGCACAACAGAACATTTTCAGGAGACCAAAGCAGCTGGCAAACATCAATGGTTCGAGAAACCGATGAAGTTGTTGCTTATTGTCTTATGAATAATGTGTATGTTACTCAAATGGGCTGGAGATGGACTGCTGGATTTAGTGGGTATACTCAGAATCCTTATTATTTTAAAATGCAAGTTGTTGGTAGTCATGCAACTTCGTCTGGAGGGACAACTCTTACAGGAACAACATATTATACGGGGACTATAACAAGAAACGACCAGTCTCAAGGAGACGCATCTTTTTCTAGACGTTCTGGAGATCCCGGAAGCCCCAACTCTACAAGTGTAAACAATGGCTCAACTAGCGAAGTTGAAAGCGGTGTAAACTATTTATACGACATGTCTAACTGTACAGTTGAGATTTACTTTAATTCATTTCAACCAGGGACTTCTTCGGCATCTTTTTCCTTTAATTGGGGCAGTGGTCTATCTGTTAACGCAGGTGTTCCAGCGTCAGGTACTTCAGCTTTATCTGATTTTTATAGCGCGGAGAACTATTAATCATGCCATTAACTAAGCTACAATTTAAGCCAGGTATAAACAGAGAAGTCACTTCGTATTCTAACGAAGGTGGTTGGCGTGATTGTGACAAGATACGGTTTCGCTTTGGGTTTCCTGAAAAGATGGGTGGCTGGGAGAAGTACACCACTAGCACTTATTTAGGCACAGCCCGTGCACTGCATAACTGGATAGCATTAGATGGTTCCAACTACTTGGGCATAGGCTCTCACCTAAAATACTATATTGAAGAGGGGGGCACTCTAAATGACATTACCCCCGTCCGCGCTACCACTTCCGCAGGTGATGTAACCTTTGCTGCAACAGATGGCTCTACAACTATCACAGTGACAGATGCTAGTCACGGTGCAAACCAATTTGACTTTGTGACTTTCTCAGGTGCAGTAAGTCTTGGCGGCGTAATTACTGCGGCGGTGCTTAACATTGAGTATCAGATTGCTCGTATTGTTGATTCAAATACTTATGAAATTACCAGCGCGGTAGCCGCAAACTCTTCTGATACGGGCAATGGTGGCTCAAGTGTCGTTGGCGAATATCAAATAAATGTAGGATTGAATACCACTGTTGGTGGTACAGGTTGGGGTGCGGGTC